CAAAGCTAAATGTACGAAGATTTACACTGTTAAATATTGACCTTTGATTCGGATTTGATACAACCTGTAGTCCTATTGATACAGCACTTTGTATACCCTCTCCAGGAATTAACCTAGCTGCTCTTGCAGCTGCAACTTTAGCTGCATCTCCGTCTAAACCACCAGTAAAAGTATCGAGTAACGATTTACCAGCACCTGTCGCACCAGCAATGACTGCTTGTGCTATTCCACCACCAGCATTTAAAGCACCTAATGCAGCTGCACCGGATATACCTAAAGTAGCAGTTGACAGATTAATATTATCATTAAATGCAAGGCCTGTAGGAACATATAATCTACAATATTCGGGTATTCTTCTAACTTGCAAACCAAATTGAATACCTTCAGTCAATTCTGATTCTGTAACCCCTGAGATTAATTTTTGATCACCTATTCGTCTTTGATTCTGCTCCCTAAAGAATGTTTCTTGGTCAACGACAGTATCATTTTCTGATGCAGATAATTTAACTTGCTCATCAATTCCTGCTTTTTTAAGCGCTTCTACTGCCTTTTCTTCAAGTGGTATTATCTCTAGAGGTTGAAAAGATATTCTTCCTTTGTATTTGTCTTGTTTTTCTAGTGGGTATTGATATAATTGAGGCATTATTATTCCGTAATAAATAGTTCTGATTTATTTTTATTTATACAAAAAATGGCATATTCTGGAATATATAAGGTAAAGAATCCAAAGAAATACAGAGGTGACTTTACAAATGTGGTATTTCGTTCTGGTTGGGAATTAAAAGTGTTTATATGGTGTGATAATAATCCAGATGTAAAAGAATGGTCCAGTGAAGAGGTTATTATACCTTATTTCTATGCAGTTGATAAAAAATATCATAGGTATTTTGTTGATGTAAAAATAAAATATAAAAGTGGTAAAACTGTCCTCGTTGAAATAAAACCAGAAAAGGAAACAGAATTACCTAAGGTTACAAGAACAAAAAAATATATGACCGAGGCATTGACCTATGTTAAAAATATGAATAAATGGGAGGCTGCTGAAAATTATGCAAAGGATAGAGGTTGGGAGTTTCAGGTATGGACAGAAAAAACATTACAAGAAATGAAACTTATGACAAAGATGCCTGGTAAATTAAAAACATATAAACCATATAAACCTTATAAAAAACCAAAAAAAATGAATAAATAGGAGTATGGCAAACTTATTCGCAAAATTAGAAAGAGAAGCATTTAGAGCTGGTATTACACCTCGGACAAAAGAATCTCGTAACTGGTTTCGAAAAAGAGTATCAGAAATGTCAGTAAACAGAAATGCTTTGATGAAAGATGAATCTTTAAATAGGACATCAACAGAAATAGTTGGTTCAATGAATATGTTTTTCTATGACCCTAAAACAAAAGAAACATTACCATACTACGATAGATTCCCACTAGCAATTATTGTAGGACCTGCAAAAGAAGGATTTTACGGTTTAAACCTACATTACCTACCTATGAATTTACGTGCAATGTTTTTAGATGCATTATTAGATAATTTAACAAATAAGAAATATGATACATCAACGAGATTCAAATTGACATACAATCTTTTACAAAGTACAGCAAAATTACGATATTTTAAACCTTGTTTTAAACACTACTTAAGTTCAAATGTAAAAGGAAACTTTGCAAGAGTACCATCAGCCGAATGGGAAATAGCAACATTTCTACCAACTGCACGTTTTACTAAAGGTTCTCAAAAACAAGTTTATACAGATTCTAGGAGAATGATTTAATGGCAGGTATTGATGAACTAAAAAGTTTAATTAGTAGTCGTGGTGGTCTTGCAAGGTCTAATCAATTTCTAATTCAGATTCCACAATTTAGAACACTAAGTATACCAGGTTTTGAGATATTACAAGGTCTAACAGGTTTTACTTTACCTGTGCCGACAATCAATGATATACCTGGTCTATTAGATGATTTGCCCAATTCAAGAGATTTAGATTTACTTTGTAAAACTGCAGAAATACCAGGTAAGCAAATACTGACAAGAGAGCGTGCAGTAGGTATGCAACCAGAATTAATTGCATATGGTTATGCAGTGCCTGATGTATCAATGACATTTCATTTACTAAATGATTATGGTGTTCGAAAGTTCTTTGAGAGTTGGAAGAGTTCAATAGTAAACGAAGAAACAAGTGAAGTAGGGTATAAAAGAGATTATCAAAGAGATATAAAAATACATCAACTAAAAAGACCAATAACAAATAAAGAAGCAAAGAAAGGGCCTTTTGATATTTTTTTAGGTCCGAATGGAAATACTGCGTATACAGTTGTATTAGAAAATGCATTTCCGACAACTATTCAGTCAGTTGCACTGACTAACGATTTAGATGCAATCGCAGAACTTACTGTGCAATTTAGTTACACTAATGTTAAAGTTGTAGAACAGAATTTACTTTCTGGTCTAGCAAAAATTGGAATAGGATTACTAGGTAATGGCTAAAAGAAAAAGAAGTAGAAGTAGTAGAGCCTCTGGCGGTGGGAACAACTACGATACAAAACTACGAAATAAAAATCGCCGTGAATGGAATGAAAGTATAGATAGATTTATTGCACAAGTACAGGCATTCAATCTTGGAAAAAAAGCAAAGATAACTATACCTAATCCAAATAAAAATGAAACAAATAAACAATTTATAAAAGTTGACGCTTGGGACGTATTGAAAAGGAGAGCATAATGGCACTACCCAAATTAAATGATGTACCTATGTACACAATGATTGTTCCTTCAACAGGAAAACAAGTAAAATATAGACCTTTTCTTGTGAAAGAACAAAAAGTATTAATGATTGCAGGTGAATCACAAGATAAAAAACAAATGATGAGTGCAATGTTAGATACAATTGAATCTTGTATTCAAGATAATATTAACGTAAAAAGATTACCTACTTTTGATGTTGATTATATGTTTTTACAAATAAGAGGTAAATCAGTAGGAGAAAACGCTCATTTGAATATTCCATGTTCGAAATGCGAAGAGATAACAGGTTTAGACGTTGATATATCAAAAATAACACCGCCTCAAGTTAAATCAAACTCAGCTGTCATTAAATTAAATAATGAGATATCAGTAAAACTTAATTATCCATCATACACAAATATGATAGAAAATGATAGTATTATAAATCAAGACGATGTAAATTCAGAATTCATTTTACATTATTTACTATCGTGTATTGAGTCTGTTCAAACTGAAGAAGAAAATATATTAATGAAAGACGAACCTGAAAAAGATAAAATAGATTTTATAGAGTCTTTGACAAGTGAACAATTTGAGAAATTATCAAACTTTATTCAAGATACACCTAAGATAGAACATAATATAAAAATTAAATGTGAAAAATGTGGTGAAGAAACAAATACAAATTTGGAGGGTATTCAAGATTTTTTTTAGTTAGCCTCTCTCATGATTCATTGGAGAATTATTATCGTATTAATTTTAGTATGATACAACATTTTAAATATTCTCTAAATGAATTAGATGAAATGATACCTTGGGAGAGAGAGGTTTATATAACATTATTAAATGCATATTTAGAAGAAGAAAATCAGAAAAATAAAAAGGCAAAATAAAATGGCTGATTTAAAAGAAGTAGTAGATAGAATTAGAAGAGAAGGCGAGCTCACCAGAAATGATGGTAGAAATTCTTTGGCTTCTGTTAGACTAGATGTTCAAAATGTCGTAGAACATATTCGTATGAATATGGAAGACCTGATAGAAGAAAACAAAAATATTGGAAAGTTATATGAAAAGCAAATAGACAATATGGATGGTCAAAGATATGACCTTTTAGAAACTATCAGAGAACAACGCATGTCTAGTGATAGAACTACTAGTGCGATAAAAGAATCTAATGAACAAGCAAAAAAATCTTCAAAGAAAAAAGATGGTCCAGGAATGTTTAGTAATCTTTTTAAATTTTTCGGCGCAAGTGCATTATTTAAAAAATTCGGTAGATTTCTTAGATTTGGTGGAATAATAGGTGCTGCTGTTGGTACTGGTCTTTTTTTATTTGATGTTTTTAGAAAAGTCGCAAACGACCCCAGGTTTGAAGAATTAAAAACAAATTTTCAAAATTTTAAAGATAGAGTAAAGGAAGATGTGAAAAGAATATCAGATGCACTTGGTATTGGAGAAATACCACCAGGATATTTTACTGGAACAATTTTAGATTTTGGTTCTAATCTAACTACACAACTTGCTGACCAAATAATAGAAACTGGTAACATTTTAATGGACCCAGATAAAACGTTTATGCAAAAACTCACTGGTGTTTTTGATAGAACTATTACAAATTTTGTGCAAATATTTAACCCTGATGCATATTCAGATGGTAGTTTTGTAGACAGTTTGAAACAAGGCGTAAAAAACTTAGGTGAATTTATTGTTATGAAATATGATAATGCTGGTCTTGCACTGCAGAAAATTACTGAAAGAGTAAGATTAGGTCAACTTAAGTTAGCTGGTGAAATATCAGAAGAAGAGTATGAAAAAAGAATAAACGAACTTGATTTTAAGTTTAGAAATAGAGAACAGGTTAAAGCCGATTTAGAAAACGTTGATGCGTATCTTAGTGGCACTATGAGCAATATAAAGGCCACTGTTTTTACAGCTACACCAAAATTTAAAAT